TCGCGGATGAGAATGTCGCGGCACTGGTTGGCGGTCGCGGAGTACGCCCGGCCGAGCGGGTGCTGCGGGCGGGAGCCGCGAATGTGCCTCGCCACCATCGGCCACGTCTTTTCGCCAGACCAGTACGGCGGACGCCAGCCCGTCGCCTGTGCCATCTTGAACGACGAAAGAAACGGCCCGCGAGTCGGTACGCGGTCGTTCGTGCCAAACTCAATCAAGTGCGAGTGGTAGCCAAGCTGGCCGGTGACAGAGACGGCACGGCGGTATCCAACAATGCCAAACGCCACGCCAGACTTGTAGTAGATCGCCTCCGACCCGACAGCCGCCCGCAGGTTTCCCGTTGGCCCCTGCGGTGTGTTGGCAAGCAACGCCGCACGCATTGGCGGCAGAGCCTTTTCGATGGCTGGCTTGAGGTGCTTCGTGCGGATGGCGACCGGGAGTGCCATCAGCGATGAGACAAGGTAGTCGCATCCCTCCAGCCGCATCGAGTTGGACAGCGTGCCGTCAAACGTCGCCATCAGTCCACCTGTTCCGCGCAGAGGATTTCTTGTTCTTCCAGCCGGTTGCCGCGCAGCAAGATGCTTTGAATGTTCAGCACGCCGCCTTGCCACCGCAGCCGGTGCTTGGTTGTCAGGTCGGGCTGCGTTCGCATCCGCACTTTGTAGGTGATGGTGTTTTGTGTGCGGTCGCTTTGCACCATCTCGCGGGCGGTGATCGCCATGACGCCAGCCCACACGCTCCGCACGACAATCCACTGGTCGGAAGTCTGGACAGACTCGCCGAAAGCATTGAGCGATTGCTCGCTCAGCTTTTCGATGGTCACTCGGCGGCGTAGCGTCCCGGCAGTCAGAGCCAAGGCTAGTTCCCCAACGCGATGATCTTGTAGGCCGTGCCAGCCGTGCCGGTGATGGTCACGTTGGCGGCGGTCCAGCCCGTGTAGTCGTTCGTCGCCAGCACCATCTGTCCGCGAGCGACCGTGCCGTTCACCGGCGCGCCAGCCACAGTCACGTCGGCAGCGGCAGTCGCGGCGGCGGCGGCAAGGTTCTCGACGTACCAGAGCTTCACGCGGGAGAGCGTCGATGCCACCGGCAGCGTGGTCGGCGTGCTGCCAACCGTGCCGGTCGTCGCGTACACCTTGCTGACGGTCTGCCCGGTCGTGCCGTTGGTCAGGTACCGCTCAAACGATGCCGGGTACGTCTGGCACGACGGGAACGGGCCGTCGTCCCGCACCTGCGCGGTCAAGGCAACCGACACGCGAGCGTTGGCGTCAGGCATAACTCCCCCAAGAGAACATGGACAGCAGTTCGTCAACGCCGTACGGAACCGTCGGAGCGTTGCCGATGTTGACGGCCACGGCCTCTCGCTGGCCGTACCAGTGAGCCGCCAGCATGAGGATGGCATGCCGGATGGGTTTGGGGACGGCCAGCCCAGAGTCGCCGTATCCTGCCCACCAGCGAATCGTCACGGCCGCACGGATCGGCCCAGTCACGGGCCAGTAGCCGTTGACGTTGGGCGTCAGCACAGCGGGCGTGCTTGCCCGGTGAGCGAGGAACGTGCCGGGCTGGCTGGTGATGACCGGCACCGCCTCGGTCACGGCAAGCTCCTGCAACGTGACGTTAAGGTAGTTGACCTCGATGGCCTGCCTGCCGGGCGTCGGCGAGAACGGCGGCATCGGCAGCGGGAGTTCAATGCCGACCGGGAACGTGTCGAGCTTCATCTCCAGCCGAGTGTCTACGAAGCATCGCTCGATGCGCTGCTCGCAATACTGCCTCGCCGCCATAATGAGGCCAAGCAGGTAGGCGTCCTCGTCCTCGGTTTCGACGCGGACGTGTGCCTTCAACTCAGCAAGCGACACCGGCTCGATGATGGGCTGCACGATCTTCTGCAGCGAGCGATACCGCCGCCCGGTTTCGCCAAGGTAGAAGTTCGTGAAGACGAGGTTGTTGTATTGCACAGGCGCGTCCTTCAAAGAAAGCGGGGAGGTAGGCTTGGGCACCTACCCCCCCGCATCTTGGTCACGAGGCTTGCGGGCTTCCTTGCCCTCTAGTCACGTCCTGCGAATCACCCCGCCGCCTTGGTCTGCATCGCCACGATCGCACCGACCTCGCTGTTCGTTCCGACACCGTGCACGGCGATGTCGAAGCGGTTGACGGCGACCATGAGCGTCTGGTCAAGCTCCGCGTACCGATCCGTGCTGGTGCGGATCGTCATGGCCTTGCGGTCGCCGTAGATCGCACCGAGTTCAAGATCGCCGAACAGCACCTTGGTCTTGCTGTTGTCGGTGCCGAGCGTCGAGTCCATGGCGTTGACAAGCACGACCGGGTAGCCCATGAACCGCAGGCCGAGTGCGTTCTGCACGTCGTTCTGCGTGTTGCCACCGGCGAGGCCGGTGCCGCTGCCGCTGGTGAGAGCGAGCCGCTGCATCGACGCCGCGAAGCCGGCGGGCGAGATGTACCACTTGGCGTTGCTCCTCGCGTACATCGGGAGAGCAGCCATCGCGGTCGTGAAGTCAGCGATCGACAGCGTTTCGAAGCTCGTCGCAGCAGCCGACTTGTAGAGTCCCTTGAGGTACGCGAGCGTCTGGCCGCTGCCGGTCGTCGCTTCCATCGCCTTGACCACGCCGGTGATGCCGCCGTGAGCCGAGGTGCCGTCGCCGTTGAAACCGGCGTCGTCGATGGTCTTAGCGAACGCACGGCCGATCTCCGTCACGATGTACGAAGAAAGGTCGATCAGCGAGTCGGCCAGAATCTCGTTCGACAGCCGGTTGCTGACGGCGAGCTTCTTGGCGACGAGGTTGACCCGCGACCACGATGCGTTGCTGTCGGTGATCGTGTTGTTCTCCGAAACCCAGTAGCCGGTCAGGCCACCGGCACGCTTCGGAATCGAGAGCGTCTCGGAAGTCATCGTCACGCTGCGGACGTTCGGAACGAACTGGCCGAACTCGTTGACCAGCACGATGACCTCATCCAGCACCGGAGCGGGCAGGAGGTTGCCGCCGAGCGAGTCGGTCGTGTAACCCTGCGCCCGGTACTCGGGAGCGTTGTCGGCAATCCACCGCTTCGCCTCGGCATCGCCGAACGCGGAGCGGAAGAACTGCCCAGCCTTGTAGGCACGCTCGCCAACGTCGGCACCGGGGCGGAAACCACGAACATGCGAAACACGCGGGACGGCGAAGGTCATCGGCTTCTCCTCAGTGACGGGGGCCGCGTCTGCAGTGACGACGACCGGGGTAGGGGCAGGGGCGGCACGGTTCAGCACCGCCCGCAGTTCTCGTTCCTTGGCGGCGATCTTGCGGAGCCGCTCGATCTGGCTCTTGAGGCCCTCGGCCCGCTGGCACAGTTCCTCCAGCTTGGCCGTCCGCTCGGCACCAACGGCTTCCGGCTCGTCGGCCGACGCGGCTTCGCTCTCATCGCCCATCACGCCCATCTCGGCCAGCACGCTGGCAAGAGTGTCGAGCAGCATCTTGACTTGCTTGCCGTCGGCAACAACGTCGTCAGCGGGATCGGCGGGGAGAGCGTCAGCCATGAGAGTGAACCTCCAAGTGATTCGTGCAGAGGCACAATGCCTCTGTCACCGAACGTAGGGGGAAACGGCCAATCCGTCGCTCAGGAGCGTTCTATGTAGAACGCTTGCGGATATCCGCCGCCCGAACGATGCAGCGGCAGCGTGTGCCGCACCGCTTGCACTCAAGGTAGCGAAGCTGGAACTCACCACGCGGCTTGCTGGTGATCGTCCTCAGTTGTCCTTCGCCGCAGTCACACTGGTCGCCAGAGCGTTTCTTAGCGTGCAGCATTAGCCTTGAGCCACTCCGTGAGGTCAGCGCGCTTGGCCTTGAGTTCTGCCGCTCGCAGCGACAGGTGTTCCCTGGCCTCGGCGTGTTTCTTGGCGTGATACACCTGCACGTCAAACGACCGCCGGGCCACTTCCAACCCGCCGTCGCCGTAAGCAGGATACGTCACGGGTCCAACGTCAAAGAGGTCGCCCACCCGCGTGATCGTGCGGATGTGCCGCCCGTTCTCGTCCACGGTCCACTGCTCGCCGTCGCGGGCGATGGTGAACGCGAACGAACTGCCACGCACGATGCCGCCTTCGATCAAGGCAAGCAAGTCTTGCCCGTAGGTTGTGGACGGCACGGGGAACTCGTATCGCAGCCCGATGTCGTCTACGCTCAACTTGAGCGTGTCGGGGTAGCGTGCCAGCGGCATATTGCTGTCGTGATTGAACAACGCCCGCGTCATCAGCGGGTTTTTGCGGCCGCGCCGCTCGGAGACAATTGCGAACGCACCGGGGTCGATGCGTTCGGTGAACTCACCCACCGCACCGTCCAGCGAATCGACGCCGAAGCGAGCAGCGTATCCAACAATGTAGGCGGTTTTGTCATCGCTTCCCTCGGACGCGGCGCGCCGCTCGACGCGGAGCAACGGCACG